TTAGCGGAAATTGTCGGATTTACGATGTAATGTCTGATGAAGGCATTATGACCATCAATTATCATCATCCTCTTTTTTGTCATTCTTCTCTTCCAATCTCTTTATTTCATCTCGCAGAGTTCTTATTTGCTTCCCCATCTTGGCACGGGTATCTCGTAGCATGAAGACTTCATTAAGAAGTTCCTCTATCGCATCTAGTGCTATGTCTATTGTCTCCCTAAGAGACTTATCAGCACTCATGCTTCTTCGGCCTCCTCTTCCTCATAGAAGTTGCTCGCCTCTACCAGTCTCTTGTCAAACTTGAGAACCACTTCCTCGTCTAGGAGTTGCATAACCCTGTCGTTAAATTTCTTCTCCCTCATAAACTCGCCCCATTTAGACGCTTGGAACTTCTGTGCTTCGCCGTCCTCATATTTGAGAGTCCACCAGGGACCAGCGCTGCCTAGGTGGTCGGAACTCTGGATTGCCTCGAACAAACTATCCTCGTCTCTCACACCAATGTCTTCTCCCCACATAATTTTAAAATTGCAAGTCCTGCCTGCGGTACCAAATCTAGACTTCTCTAATCTTGCCTTTAGTTCGTTTCCGACTCTATATCCCTTGTCGTCAAGAATCAGGCTGCTCTTGCCCCTCCTTCCTGTCAGCCATATACGGAGGCTGTATGCGTATGTCATAGACTTTCCGCCTGGACAGACATACTTTTCGCTATCGGTTGCATATTTTGGATTTTGAACCTGGAGATTCGTCTTCAGTTGGTTAAGCACTAAGAGTGTTGATTGAGAGTTTGCTAGAGCGACTATCAGCTTGGACATTCCCTTCGCCAATACTCTCGCTTTAACAGCAACAGACTCATTTGGATTAAATGTTCCCTCTACGTCGCTAACTGCGGGAGTGAGCGCCAACGAATCCCACACAAACAGCATTTTGTTCTCATTTGATTTGAGAAGGTCTTCAATAGTCTCCAGAACGAACTCCACCGACATCGCTTGCAAATATAAGATGTTGTCGATATCAACGCCGCTGCGGGTCAGGAAGGATGGGTCAATTGCGGATTCAGAATCAAAATAAACGACATCAATACCCTTCTTTTGGGCATTCGCTGCCGTTTGGGCGGCCATATAACTCTTGCCACTCGCTTCCATTCCGGCAATCTCTGTCAGTTTCCCTACTGGGATCCCTGCCATTTTACCCCGGCATATGATGGCATTCAACCAGGTTGATCCGGTAGGAATCCAATCAGTAACCTCTGTTGGGTTCTCGGAGGACAAGTCATGTGCGACAACCATTCCTGCTTTTTTATTTATCAGTGAACGCATGTCGGCGATACTGAGTTTTCCACTCTTCTTGTTTTTCATATTCTGCTCCGAAAGTAAAATGAGGCACCCGATAACCCTGTGCCTCCCCGTGGGTTGATGATGATTATCCGCCCATCAATTCATCTAGGGCGCTATCAACTCTGCCTGCGCCCGAATATTTCTCCGTTTCATTAGAGAAACCTTCGGGGTTATCGGACGCCAGATGCTCATCCAAATATCCTTTGACATTAGATGTCGTCTTTCGCTCAAAGAGCGATTCAAAATCTGGCACATTGCTTAATACCTCTTTGCACTGTTCCTCGGTAAGTTTATCAGTACAAAGAGCACTAGAGCGTCGCTTGGGCGTCACCTTGGTCACAGGAAATTGACCTCCTGGTGGCTTCGCATAGTGAATGTCCAAATCAATACCAGTCTCAGTATCCGTTATGTCGCCATAATCAGGATTCAAAACCAGATTCAACAAGGTTTCATACACCGTCTTGGAAAATCCCCAAACTCGGACTCCCGCATCCTCTTCTCCGCGAACCAGCACCGGAGAAAAGAACCGCGACTTGACTCCGAGTTGCCTCGCCATCGCTTTGCTTTCTTCATCACCTTCTTGGTACAGTTTCCGAACAAAACTGCACACTGGACAATCATCCCCAAAATTCTTGTTTGGGCATAAAAATCCGTTTTCCTTTCCTACTCCATAGTGGAAAGAGTAACTCTTGAATGGATCTCCATCCTCAGTGGGAACAATACGCAATGTTTGTGATCCCTCTGAGGGTTTCCAAAACCCACTCGAACCAGAACCAGCACGGTTCTTGAGGTTACTATACTTCGCTTTCATTTTCTTCATATCAATAGCCATATTATGACTCCTTTTCGTTGTTGATTTGCTTATTATAGCAGATCACTTTTGCTCTGTCAAGTGTTTTGTTTCGAAATCGTCTTTTTCTTTTCCCTTGAGGATTTCCACCTTGACATCGCCTACGGCAGATTGCCAATTGAAGGTGCGAAATCCAGCACTGTCAATATCCCACACCAACTCCAGGCCTTCTGGAAGGGTGCGTGTTGAGTTTTCGTTCTTGACTTTTGATCCTAAAAAATCCTTTGGCAGATCTTCTAATTTAACAAATGTCATGCTTCTTTTGTCATTATTCTTTTTTTGAAAAGTTCCTGTAAAAACTTTAACCATGATTTTCTCCTTGAATTATCTTCGTCTGCTCGACGATATAAATGTAGTTCTTCTTATACTCTGTCGGATATATTCCAAATCCTCCTTTTATGTCATCATCCTTCTGCCTCGCTCTCGTTTTGATCTTTGATAGCAAAGTAGTGCTTTCTTCCAATTCCTTTTTGTTGATAGCGAAATAATACCTCTTTTCGTTCGCGTTGTCAAGAGAAAAATACATCTGATCTGTCATTTTTTCTATCTCCCCGATTCCTATGGTACAAATACGGCAAACCTCAGATTCCTTCGGAAAACTTGAAATGGTCGGCTTGCTGTTTCTGTATACATTCACCATATGGATCGTAGAGGAAATGATCTCGTTGAGGGTATCGTAATATTTGCTAATAGGGATATTCCCTACTGTTCTCTGTATCTCAGAGTTGGAAACAAGATATAGTCTCTCAAAAAGACCTGATCGAGCGTATTGCTGTAACACTCCAAAGGATATCTTATCGAGAAGTCTTTCGTCATCAGAGACAATAGATTCATCCGGTTTTACATAGAGCACCTCTATCTTATTTTTGCTTACTGCCTCTAAGATCCTAAGAGATGCTGATGATACTTCTCCCCCTCCTCCAACGATGAACAAGATGTCACCCTGAATCTTTCTGAGAGATGTTAGTATCCTCGCCGGGAACTTGCTTTCATATTCCTCTACGGCTTTCCTGCTTGGCATAGAAAAACAATTCTTCTGCTTCTTGAGCGATACATCTATCTTATATACCTCATACTGGGGGTATTGCGAAAATCTCTCTGCGATCTCACATCCCGCATTGCCCAGTCCAATTACGTTAATCATATATTAATCTCCTTCATGTTGCCAAAGTCCCTACCAGCACTTACATTGACTAAAAAATCTCCAAATTTGGTCTGGGAAAAAATTTCCTTGATTTCGGATATCAGAGATCGCTCTTCCTGTGCCAAATCCAAAACAAAACTGTCGTGGATCAAGAACACAATCTTTGATTTCTTGCCTTGTAGTAGTTTGTTTATCTCTATAGCCCGTTCCAGCACTAGATCGCTCGTGGTGCTCTGGAGTATGTAGTTCAAGGCGTGTCCGTCGTCGCAGTCAATCTCTCTGTCGAATGGTGTCGTAACCTTGCCTGAGTTGTAGTGCTTCTCCAGTACCTTCTCCACCTGGTAGTAATCCTGCTTTACATTTGGATTATATATTGCGGCAAAGATCTTTTTCTTTGCTTCTTCCCTTGTCATGTCTCGCCCAAAAACGTTTTTGATGTTCCACCCGTGGATGTCTTCTTGCGGTTGCTCTCGCTCAGAAAGCGCAAGCAGAGTTCGCAACTCGGCAGCATTATAATCAAACTCGACAAACAGATCGTTGTTCGGTTTTAGGATACTCCGAAAAGAATGGTTAACATTCATAATGGGGAAGCTATCGCTCGACACGGTTAGTCTTCCTGTTATGGTGCCAAACTGATTATATTTGACTGTCGTCTTGCCTCTCACCCTCTTGATGAAGTTCCTGGCCATGGTCTGGCCCCTCTTGTCGTTGATGGCATTGAGATCAACACTTAATTGATTCTCTGCAATCTCGCCAAAGAGCTTCTCCAGCTCAAGCATGAAATCATACGATTTAGGTTTTCCGTGATTGTTGTGTATCTCTTGGAGTATCTCGCATCTCAGCTGAGAGTTCTCCTTCAGAAACCACAGAGGAATGAGATCATAAACGCAGACATCATCTATCTTTACCTTGCTGTTGGAAATAGCATTGCCGAATGCCTTCTTTTTCTCCTGGGAGATCTCCCACTCTCTCTGTAGGTGGGGCGGACAAAAAGCAGAGATAGGTTTCCCTCCACAATACAAATTCAGATACTGAGCGCCCTCCTGGTGGTGGTGGTGCTTGTAGTCCCAAGTTATATAGTGTTTGCTGGTGTCTGGTTTTTGCTCGTGGATACCACCGTCATAATAATATCCTAAGCACTCTTCTTTTGAATCGAGGATTGTATAAAACAATCTACCCTCACTTTCTTTGAAATCTAAAATTCCCTCTGCGGTACTTTCCGATTGCTCTATCTTCGCCCCACAGTCTTCTAACTTCCTTATTGATAAACTTATACGCCGCTTCTTCTCCGGAATACTTAAAGAACTGAAGTGCCTTTGTTGACACCTGCTCAAATTTATACTGATTCCAATCTCGGTT